CGCTAAAGGATATTGCTTTTGGCTCCCGTCATTACTTCCTATTTCGCAAGGAGGAAATTCTAAAGTTGCACCTAAAACATCAAGTCCTATATTAAGTAAACTTGCAGGTATATTTGGTGCTGTATATCCATACTTCTCTTTAAAGTGATATTCGTTTTGACCGCTCCAACTTACACCGCTTGTTATTGTTCCTGCAATGCTATACGCTGTATCATTATTAACGTCATATACTGTGTTATTTATTCCCTCGCCTATGAATACTAATTTAGCTCCATTTGATAGTTCAACCATTGCTACCCAACCATCTACATCGGTAGTAAGGTTATCACCACTAACAATAGGTGTAACTCCGCTTTCTGCTACAAAATCAACTACGGTTAAGCCTGTCATTCCTGCTATTGTGTTACTCCCTGCTATGAAGTGAAAGCAACTTGCATTAACAAAATTAACATTTTTAGGTACAACCCCTTTATACCAAGTGTCATAGCTTGCAACTGGTGTGCCATCTATACCTATTGGTATTGCTACGTCAGGATTGGTATTATCTATTGCGAAACCTACGCTGTCAAGGTAGCAAGTTCTTTTTCTATGGTCTATTACGTGAAAGCCTGTTAAACTTCCGTATATGTCGGCTGTTATAGGTGTAGGGTACTTAGTTGTACTTTGGGATAAATTTCCAGCTCTATCCTCGCAATTATATACTACTTCATCTCCCCCGTTAATTGTGTATGAGTAATTGAATAAAGTCATGTTAGCAGGGTAATCAACACTATTTGAATATTGTCTAGCAAAAAACACAGCATTATAATAACTATCTCCTATCCAAGCTCTACTTTGTGTATGACTTTCAGCCACACCGTTAACTGTTATTGTGATAGGGTCTGGAATTAACCCCCCCCAGTCAAATATAAATTCAACATATATATTATTAGGTATTGCGTTAAATGCTAAAAATCTTACATCTGTTCCGTTACTAACCGCTACGTTAATTGAATTGTCTGCTTTTCTATAAACATAAAAGCCCTGTTCTGTTCCTATACCTCCACAGCTAAATAAACCTTCATATACTGATGAATTAAACACCCCTTTAAACTCAAAATGTATAGGTGTCTGTCCTTGCACCTTAACCCCCGTATCAATATAATTATCAGTACCATTAAACTCATAAGCTCTTGACTGTTGCACTTCTCTTGCATCTCCCTTGTTGAAAGTATCTAAGAGTTGGGTGTCTGATTTCTTTGTTAAGGCTTGTAGTAATCCCTCTTTTGGGAAGCAGAAAAGACTCTTAAGCCAACGTAAACCTTTAGTTGTTAGATACAACAATCTATCACCTGTATTAGTTATCTGCTTTAAAATAAAGAAAGTATCTCTTCCTCTATCTAAATACTCATCTTTTACTCCGAAATATCTTTCAATACTCATATTAAATTTCTTTAAATACTAATGTTTTTGGTGATACGGATTCACCTCCGTAATATAACTCAGCTAAATATCCTCCCAATTTCTCTGATACAAAAGGAACAATAAAACGACCATGCATCTTATTGTTAGAATTAATAAGAAAAACAAAAGAATTTTCATCTCTATGTAATAAGAAAGTATACCTCTTATAATAATCTAACACCTTTATTAAATCAATATGTCTTACTCCATCAATATAATAATAAGCATATATCTCTACACCATTCAATTTAGCAGTCCAACCAAAACGAAAACTATTTTCATGAATAGAATTCTCAAAGAATCCCCCTACTGTTGTACCAAATAATTTATTTATATGATATTCACTTGTTATGAGATGCTTATCAAAAACAAAAGTTTTCTCTATTGTCTTATCCATATTTAATCTATATTTAGGTAAACATAACGGTATCTGTAATAATGGTCTATGAAACCATTTAAAAATCCTTTTAGTTTTTCTCGCACAATACATATTAGATATACTCTGTAAAAATAAATATATTACAAAACCGATTATAGTATAAACAATTATCATTCCAATACTATCAAAACCAAACAATGCAGTAAAAGCTCCTAAAATTACAAGGATAACTAATTGAAAAATTCTATTCTTATATAAAAAATATAACATATCTTAAATTTTAATTTAAACTTTGCTCTACAGTAGAGACAACACTATGAATAAAAGTTTTATCTATACCATCATAATTAATTCTTACTTTAATATCTCGTCCTCTTATCTCTCTCCAACCATCATCAGTTTTCTTTAACTGAACCTGTATATACATATGATCTTCGATATAATCAGAGTTACTCCTTGTTATATTAATTTTACTAATTTTAAGTGTAAAACCAAACAACTGATTGTATATTTCATTGCCCTTAATAGTATCAACATTAAACCAGTTTACACCATCATAATAATTAATAGTGAGTAATGGCATCATTATTCCTTCATCTGTTAACATACTTGTTATAGCTACTATCTGATATTGTGTACCATTAATAGCAAAAGTATCATTAATATCTACATGATGTACTAAATAATCATTAGTATTAAGATATATCCCAAAATCAGTATTATGAGATAATCCTATCATCTTAACTTCAAATCTTCGAGTTTTAACATCTTGAACTAAATCTAAATCATATTCATCACGAACTCTATTCCCTGAAGAATCAAAAGTATCATTAAGATCTCTTTTAATATCTACATCATAAGAAATAGTTACAGGAATACGTTCATTAGTTATAAGCATTAAATTCTCTAAAACCTTTTGAAATTGCTGTTCCTGATTAATAACAAACTCAAAACTAAAATTATGCTGTTCATCATAGAAGAAACAGAAATTAACATTATCTGAATCATGTACATGAATCCTATTTTGATTCTCTACAAGATTCATAGAATAAGTCTTATCTTCTAAAGAAAAAACAAAATTAGGATTAAAAGATATTGGTGATACCCACTTAGCTATCCTCTCATTATAATATATACTCGATTGATAATATATAGTTATAGGAGATTTAGATGTAGGTATCGGCTCACAATCAATAAATGTAATATTAATAACCTCATCATCAAGACTATTATTCACTTCTTCATTTTCTCTGTCACAACCGAAACCCTGATATGTAACATCACAAATATCAATGTATTCCTCGTTATCGTTATTAGGTACAATATCTACATTTTTAATATCACAAGCAGTAATAATATCTTTAACATCCTCATAAATATAAAAAGTAAATATTATATCTCCTGTTAATATATCATAATTAGCCTTTACGTTATAATTAATATATCTATCTCCATTTTCATAAACATCTCTGTAATATTCTAATTTAGATTTAAATTCACGTAAAAATGTTTCAACTTTAAATGAAGAAATATCTGTAGGAACAGAACTACCATGAATATTCATTATAGCAAGATTATTATGGTCATAGAAATATATACCGGTCTTTGTTTCTTTACAACTATCAGGATGTATTGTACCATTACTCTCAGATAATATAGTAAGTTCTTTACCAAGTATATTTACATTCTCTATATAAACACCACCATCAGCATCAGAAACCTGAGTCTTTTCTCCTAAAGGAATATAAGCTACACCATTCTCAAATATAGCAAACACATTATTATTAAAAGATATTATCTTAGATATATAACCGTATTTAGTATCATAATCCTTGTAATTTAAACCAAACAACTCTCTGTAACCATTTTTCAATTCACCTTTTACTGCTACATCAGTTATCTCTACTCTTGTATAAAAAGCACGTAAAAGTTTCTCTGCATCTTTAAAAGATGAATTTGAAAGGATACCTTTAAAATAAGAATAACCTTTATTATAACCTTTGGATTCTATTTGACTACTTCCAAAAACAGAAGGTATATAAGAGTCAATTTTGTTCGAAGAAGAAAGGAATGTCCTATCTTTTTGATATTTTGTTTTTTCTTGTGGCGATTTGTATTCTGTAGAACGTAATGCAAGATTATAATTAGACTCATGAATAAGTTCTATCCATAAACCTTTCTTTATTATTCTTGCACGTTTTATCGCCATAAATTCATTATCTTCAATCCAACTATTAGCTGCAGGATCTTCTTTATTAAACTCTTTATCCTCAAAATCAGTAGAACCAACACCAGCAGTATATTTCCATATATCAGCATAAGAGTCAAAACTTTGAGAATCATTATTAGACAAGATATTATAATAAGATTTTGAAAGGAAGCAATCACCACCAAAAAGCAAAAGGTCTTGATCAATAACAATATCTGTAGGTACAGTATAATTACTATCGTTAGGTACTCTTAAATTTCTTTTACTTAAAGAAGCTCCAGGATTATATACTTCTCCATCATATAAGTTTATAGTTTCTGTTATTGGATAATACGCTCCTTCATTATAGTTACTACTATACAACACTTGCCAATCGGAATTTTTAATAACGCCATTCTCTTTACGATAAACTCTTGTTAAAAATCCATAAGGTTTATTATTTTGAGAATAATTAGAACTAACAATATGAGACACTCTGCCTATACCATCATCTATGTCTTCTGTTATACCAATAAAAGATATAGTGTTAAAATTAATATTTGTTTGATCAAGTTTACAGGCAAAACTATTAGGAGCTCCCACATCTACACCTTCAGAAACATATATTGATTCTGTATTTAATGATATAACATTGTCTTGACTTAATTCAATATTAGATGAACCAAATATCTTAACGAAAGCACCATTAGAACTATCTGTAATATCAAACGAATCATTAATATTTATAGTATTAGGAAAACTAAATTCATTAGCAAGTTTATTTACCATATAAAATTTATTCTTACCTTGAAAATCAGCAGCATAATGTTCAGCATCAACAATAAGATCTCCTGAAATAAAACCAAATCTATTTTTTATATCATTCTGTTTAATTAAAAGATTCCTGATAGAGACTCCATTATCTTTCCCTGCACCTTCAATATCTACATAACCTAAAACATCAAGAGACGTAAATGTTCCACCATTAGGAACATATTTTTGTATCAAACCGAATGGTGCTATATGATATTTAACTAACTGTTTATTTGTTCCTCCAGGAGATATTAATTCAAGAGATTGAATACCTGAAGTGTTTAATGCATTAATATAAGCAGTATCAGTATCAGGTTGTGTAGTCTCAGGTACTCCTGATGAATTATAATTAATTACAGCTCCTGAGCCAATAGGTGCTTTAAACACAGGAACAGTATATCCTTCAACCAAAACATCTTTTATTCTTTCTTTCTTATATATAGTGTAACCATTAGCTATAGATTTAACTACAGGAGTATTAAGAAAATCTTTCATCCCTTCAATAACTAATACAGTATGATTAAAATATTGAGAATTACCTGTGGTTAAATCATCATACATCTTAGTTCTATATACCCCATAAGGATTTTCTCCTGTAACATTATTAAATCCATTAATACTTACATTGTCACTATAAGAAATATTTCCTGGAATATTATCTAAGCCTCTCGGATTAAATATAGGTGTCTCTCCTCCCTTAATCTGACTAAGAGAAAATCCTAATTGATAAGTCTCTCCTTTCCAGTAGGCAATAAAATCTGTAGCATTTTTAGAGTTTTTATAAAAATCAGTTGAAGTCTTTACATTAACTTCTTTTATTGTTAACATATCAGAAGCTAATCTTTTAATTTCACCATACATAGATATATCACTAAGAGTAATGTTAGATAATAATAATCTTTTCTTACCTTGAGCTATACTATGAACAGAATCATGATGATTGTAAGATAAAGCTATATCGTTATATTTTGCATCTTTTAATTCCTCAAATCCAGTATGTATAATAACAAGTTTATTAGATAAAGGAATATCGTATTTTTTATTAATCTTATAATATTTCTGAGCAGTATTTAACTCACCTGCGTTATAAACGAAACTAACCTCAATATGCTTATAAGCCATATCAAAACTACTTAATATAAGTTTTACTGAAGCATTAGTATTGACTCCTGCATTTTCTCCTACATTATCTGCTTCTTCATCTTCTATATTAAATACAGAAATAGGCAATGTATGATTAATTATATCTGTGACATTACCATCAGAATCAACATACCTAAAATAATAAGTATAGCTTCCTCCATGTAATTGACCTCCTGCCTGTAGATCATCGAACTCAACATTTAAAACTCTTTTCTTTCGTCTTATAAGTTCTGTAAAATGAATATTTTTATTTTGATAAACATTATCATCATTAAACCCATACTGCTGAGGAATGAAACATCTTTTATTAGAAGGATCGAAACTGAATCGTGAATTTATAAGTTTAACTTTAGATTTCTTATCATTAATAATAAGATTAACAGTATTATCATAAGATGCTTCTATCTCTAATTCATAGTTAATATCATTATCTTTAGTAAAGATATTACTTCTAAAAGGATAATTAGAATTTTGACTATCAATAAAATAAGCATCATCAAGAGACATATCTCCATTAAAATTAAATAAAGGACAATATTTATCTTTAAGATGTGAATATTTCTCTTCATTACAATAGTAATATCCTAAAACATTAAATACAGAATTTTCTAAAACATTATCAGTATCACAAATTACATTAATATCTAAAGATGTTACATCCGTTTGAATACCTTTAAATAACATCACATAAGTTTCATTAACTGGCCCATTAATATAAACTCTTTCCATAGAACCAGTATATAAATATATTGAAGATAACAATATCTTAACTTCATCAGTAATTACACCTCCATTATATTCATAATTAAAAACTAATAACATATTTCTTGTATCATTATCACAAGAGCATTCATCTATATTATTTACCGTTAATGTAAATGAAGATCCTTCTGCTGTACAAGACCATATAAGTAACCCATTTTTATTATCACTTAAATCACCTAATTGAGTTATCTGAGATGGATTATAATACTTAGGTAACACATGACTACTTAGCCATAAAAAATATTCTGAAGTTTTAGCTTCTATACCATTATTTGTACTAGGATTAAGATATTTATTATTTACATGAAAATTATTAAATATTTCACTTAGTATAGGTGATTGAGATAAATATGTCCTCATTAAATTATAATGATTATTAATTGTACCTAAACTATAATTATAATCTCCACCATCAACCATAAATGTATGAACATAAGGTCTTACTGTTGGATGATAATATGAATCCCAAAGCATATTATCTGTATAACCAATAAATGAAGTACCATCATAAAATGACATATCATTACTATCAAATTTTTTAAAGAATGTATCAAATATATAAGCTATAGATCGTCTATAACCATTATCTGTATTCATTGAATCAATATGATTACTATTATAAAAGTCATTGTAATAACATACAATAAAATCATCTCCAATATTATAAGGATCTAATTTTATTATTACAAAACCATCAGTAGTATCACCGTATAACTCATGATTCGAATGAGGAATAAGTCCATGACTATCAATAAAAGGAGAAGATCTTCGAACAAGTCCTTCTAATTTATTATTATTAAATTCTTCTGGACCATCAATAAACCTTCTAATATGCATAGACAATACTTTATCAAGACCACCTTCATCTATTATATTTGTAGTTGTAGGATTTGCATAAACATTATTAGAATCGTATTCATTAAGTTTATTAATAGACTCATTATTATAATCAAAAGGTTCATCACTATTATAATTACGCTCTTCTGTAAATAATGGATTAAAAGCAATAAATGGTCTTGGATAATTTAAGTTTCCGTAAAAAGAACATGAAGCATTATTAATCATAGTGTTTCTTAATCTTTGTCTTGCAAAAATTAATCTTGATTTAGTAGCTGTTGGGTCGGGCTGTATCCCTGTTACTGTATCTAATTGATTTAATACATTAATATAATTATTTAATCTATCAAGATAATCAGTATTACTACCAGACCAAGAATCAGGAGCTAAACTATACAAACCTGTAGAAGTATCTAAACGAATACCTTTAATAATACCAGCATGCGATCTATCACAACAATCACATCCACCTTTAATATGAGAACTATTTCCTAACACAAAAAATAAATCTTTTTTAATATCACTATCAACTTTAACAATAAAAATGAATTTTCGTTCTACTGCTCCATTAGTATTATTTAACCAATGTTTATCAGAACCCTCATTATCGTTAGAAGAATCAAAACAATCGAAATTACCACCATAATCACATGATTCATAATAAATACTACCACATAAAAAATCTCTAAGGTTTCTTCCACTATAATTAGATTTTTTAGGAGAACCTGACGAGTCTCTTTTAATTAAAAAATACATATTATAAGATGACGAGTATTCTATAGTAAAATCAGGAGCTATATTTAGTTTTTCATGATCATTACAAACATCAACTCTAACAATATCTATTAATATATGATTCATAACTTCGTTAGTAATATTATTATAACTACCATCCCAAACATCAAATTGAATATACGAATGAGTTATAGGTCCATAATGATTAGATCCTGAATGTGTTTCATTATGATCACACCAATTACTATTAGGTGTATTACCAACATTATTTGCAGCTTCATCATTCCATGCAATCTTAGGATATTCAAACATATAAGGAGTAACTTCAAAACTATATACCCTTTGTAATTCGTCACTATTAATAACATTAAGAGATGTTAATCCTGTTATAGCATCTTGATTACTATAAACAACTCCTGACACAAAATCAGAAGGATTAAATTCTATCTTATCGGGAAATAAAGCTGACCATTCAGGTGATGGATATGTACCTATCTCTGTATATTCATAAGCACCATCAGTACCATATTTATTTGAAACAATATAAGCTATACCATTAAAAACCTTTATCGCTTTAGGAAAATAACCTTCGGGCAAAAAAGCTATAAGTTCATTACCTTTCATATTCTGTAACTCAAAAGAATCACCACCTTTAGGAACTATTACTGCATTAGTAGCATCAGTAATAGTAGTAATGTTATCCACATCTTTAGCCATATCCATAGATAAGCCACCGTTAAAACTATTTACGTAATTCTTCTTTGGCATTTTGTTTTCTTTCTTTAAATCGTTGTACTCTTATTCTGTTTAACATTTTAAGCTTAGATACTTTTAATTTCTTAATATAATTACTAAAAGATACATCCTCACAAAAAAATACTCCGTCATATTCATCTTTAGTATGCCCATTAAGTAAAACTTCATTTCCATTATTTAAATGATGAATAGTTTTTCTTATCCCAAAATCAACTAACTCTTTTATAGAAGCTCTTGTAAACTCAGGATACTTATCATTCAACCTCTCGATAATATCTTTTTTATATACTACACCCATTACTTAAAATAATCTTTCACAACTTGCGTATAAGCTTTACCACTACCTTTTAATTTTAAAAGTTTAGACCTTATCTTTTTAGAAGGTATAACAAGAAATAATTTATTATCTTTAATATACTCTCCTGTATTTAAATAAATATACAACATCTTTCCATTTGCTGTAAGTCTTTCGTATATATCATCATAAGGATTAATATATACATCTTTTTCTTTAAGGTAAAAATTAACTCCTTTATTAAGAACAACTACGTTACCATCAGAAACATCTTCTAAAATCATATTAATATAATCTCTAAATATCCTTCTATGTAATAATTCTTTTTTAGAGAAACTATAATACAACCTAAAATTAGGAGTATATCCATTTCTGTATCTTAAAAAATCTTGCCCTTTAATAAATATATCAGTAGCATACTTCCAATATCTTGAACTATACTTCCAATTCATTAACTTCTAAACTTATAATTACTATTATACACTTTCCTGTCCATAGATACAGCTACATTAAGCATTTGATCTATTTGATTCTGAGTTATCTCTTCAGCAATACCAGCTTTAGCCATAGCAATTTCTGCCTCTTGCTTAAGAAAACTCAACATTTTATCTTTCCCAGGCTCCATATTTAAAGCACTGAAACGAAAATCCATATAAGCTACATTTGCAGCAATAGCACTAATCTCATTTTTGTACAGTAAAGGATCACAATTATCATCAACGATAAGTCCTTTATATAATACAGCTATACTATTACCACTAAAATCTCCTTGAGGGAAAGTAATAACATTATCCTCTAAAAGATTAAAAGTAACATTCGAGCCATATCTATCTGATAAAGATTTATCCATTCTATAACTGTCCCATTCTATATTATCAAAATACATATCATAAAGAACACTTCCATTATAATAATAAAAGTAATTAAGTCCGTAAAGACTATCTTTTATATATGATGGTAATGTCACAGCAGAAATATATTCAACATTCTCCGGAAGTTCTAATTGATTATCAGCACCAACTTCACCGATATATACATGAGCAGATGTATGTCTGTCAGGTAAATCAAGCCAAGTGATATACGCTTTTTCAATAAATCTATCCTCTGACATTTTTACTGGATAAAGATTTTCCATTCGTGCTCTCGCATGAAGGAAAGTATATTTAGGGTATTTTGCTACATTCTCCATAATTAAGATTTAATGTCTGTTAGTGTATTTGGAAAATCAGGTATATTAAGTTTTCTGTAATAAGTAACATAATAATCAACCATCTTTCTTAAAATAATATCTTGCATCTCATTTGGAGCAGGAAACTCATCATCAAAAATATCTTCACAACAATCATTACCTATAAGTATAGAAGGATCATCAAAAATACCTTTAACAGTAAGATACTGTCTATCTTTAAATTTTCCAAGGTTATAAAGATAACCTTTTATCATCCCATTAGAATCAGCATCAATATCAACATATACATAAGGTCTCTTACGTATTCTACTCATATTATAATCATGTGTCGAATGTGTATCATCATAATAAATCATAAAACTTTTAGCTTCTTTATCTTTATTATTCATACCAATATACTCTAAAGATATATCACCAAAGATACTTGCAATTTTAGGAAACTCAATATAACTTGTACATATCCCACTACGTATTACTGTTTGTTGATTAGATATATCTATTTCATGTATAGGAATACTATCTATCGTCTGATAAAAAGCTGTTAGAGATTTCTTCGATTTAGTAGCTCGTTCATCAAGAAGCCTACTACGTACAAGAAAACTTTCAGCTATAAGTTGTGCTCTACTATAAGAGAAATCAGCCACAAGACCTTTAAGTCCATCGACAACATTATTCCTTACAGCATCAGCCAATCCATTTATAGTCATAATACTCTATTTTTATTAATAATACTAAATTAAGCAAAAATTTTAAATAAAAAAAGGGAACCAAATTGATTCCCTTCTAATATTATAATTAAGACTAATCTTACTTCCAAGCTTCATAAACAAAAATCTTACCAATAGTTCCATCAGCATATTGCTCATGCTGTGTGTCAGTTGCAGCTTGAGAACCTCCTGCAGCACCTCCTGATGGAGCAGCATCGTCAAACATCGATGTAGCTGTTGCACCGTTAGTAACAATTTTTGCACCTGTAGCTACAGTAAGATCAATATCTTCATCAATCCAAACCTCATACTTAACTGTTTTAGCAGCAGGAGAACCATTAATAACTCCAGAGTTACCAACAATAGAATTCACATAAACATCCATAGATAATAATGTATAACGAGTATTATCATTTAGTTGATTCTCGTTTTTCATACCATAAGCAGATGTATTTGCAAAAGTATTTGCAGCAACAACCTCTCTAAGATATTTAGGTAAACCACGACCTTCAAAAGGTTTAATTACTACAGTTCTTGTAATAGTTAAATTAACAGAACTACCAACAGCATCATCAATTTTTAATAAATCTAAATAAACGCTCCATTCTGTCATTGTAATAGTAAAATTAGTTCCACCTGTATTTGTGATAGCAGACAAAAAATATCTCTCCTTATCTTCAGCACTTAAAGCGTTAAAAGCATTCTCTATACCATCAACGATTCCTGCAGCATTACCAGCTACAGCAGTACATTGTAAAGCTAATTGATCTGAATTATTATATCTATTACCAAAGAAATTACCTTGATTTCTATACGATTTAACCTGAAATACAGCCACAAACTCTTCTCCTGCAGAAATAGCAGTAGTAGCAGCAATAGCATATCCATACTGTCCTGGAACAGCATCATGTGGTTCTTCTATAGATAATTTTAAGATGTTATTAACATCTATCACTGGTAATCCTTTTATTTTTAGTTCAGCATCCAGAGTAGCATAAGTTGTTATATCTACTGCGTTGTTCACAATTAATTGTTTTATTCCTGTTGTTAACATAATAAAAAATTTATATAATTAATAATTAAAAAATTAAACTTATTTCTGTTCTCTGGCAACTTTATTAGCATCATTAACAACACCAAATGTTTGCACCCTTGGATTAGAATGTCTTTCTAAAAACATTACTACAACCTGTTCAACGATTTCTTTACATATATAATCCTGAAATTCCAAACTCTCTGTAGTATCTGTTTCACTATTGACATCTTCATCTGTAAGAACATATCGCTTCGGCTCTTTTAAGTATTCAACCTCCACTTGCTTTAATAATACTAAATCTTTCTCTTTCTGTTCTGCATAACTTATTTCAAAGTCAGGATAAACAGAATCTAATCTATTCATCTCTTTAAAATAATTATTTCTATATTTAAAAGAAGGCTTTAACCAACCATTAGTTTTAATAGCTGCACGTACTTGTGATGTTAACCTTTTAACTTCAACATTACTAACAAAAGTCTTTTCGCATTCAATACTATTCTTACTTTCAATAATATTCATCATCCCTGTAGCATGCCAATAATCATTAGGCGAATGTAACAATATACGTATATCATCTATCTGCGTATAACCACTACCATAAATAAAAGTAAACATTTTAGTAGAACTGTTATAATAAAAATATTTAGGTTCTGTACTTGTTATATTAACTGTAGAACCATAGCCTCCTAAATCAAAACCAAAAGGTAGATAATTAGTATTTGAACCGTATCTATAATCTCTTATTTTCATAGGAGTTTTTATAGATATAATTATACCATCTTCTATTCCTTCTAAAACAAGAACATCTAATATAGATGTAGCATTAAATGTACCGGAAACTTCAAATGAAGAGTTACGTGCTATAGTCAATAACGAATTATCTGATGTAGCTCTATACTGATAAGCTGTATCACAATTTAAATTGTTATATAAAGCATTATTAAAAGATGTTCCATTATGTTCAATATATGAAGTGTCATAAAATTTAACAAAAGGAGTACCATCAATATACTTAATATTAAAAGGAAAAGGTACATTGTCATCAATATCGATGACAACATGCCTTGACAAATTCTGTAAATCATCAGAAAGTAACTGAGTCTTTTCGTAATTCTTATATAAATCATTACACCTATCGATAACAGCATTATTAAGAAATATAGTAAAATCTTCTGCATAAAACGATGCAGCTTTTTTCTTACCTAAACGTGTTAAACTCTCTTGGTAACTTTCTAAAACAGTCATTATTTATTATTTATACTTATACATTTCGGCTAAAATTTCCTTCTTAGTCATTAAAGACTCAACATCAGATTCTTCAGCTCCCATTTTAATAGCTTCTTTTCTTAATGTTACTAAATTAATGTTCTTCAATACATCTTTAGTATAAAGCTCTATATTATCTAATAAAACAAATTCATCTGATAAATCATCCTCTTTTGCTTCATCAACCTTCTTACTACTAAGTTTAACCTTTTTGCCACTAAGAACTTCAATATCATTCTCTAAGTTCTCAAGGATAGATTTATGTCTTTTATCTTTGAGATACATTAATGCAGCATCTTCACTAACACCCATTGGTTGATGACCATAAGTATATAATCCTGATTTCTTATCATGAGTTATAATATTAAGATCTAACGCCTTTAAAAATAATAATTTTACAGACATTAAATTACCATCATATAATTCAATAATCTTTTTAGCTCCAGATAATGTCTCAGCTTTCATTAATAGTATCTCTTGAATAGTTTCAACTTTATCTTTTTCCATATTAAGACCAAGTAACCTTGCTCTATAAATAAGTTCTTCTTTAGTATCATTTAATATTAACGATTCAGCTTTATTTAAAATACGTTTCTTATCAATATTATTCTTGCTTTCTAACTCAGGTATCTCAACATACCATAATGCATCACCATCAACTAAAGCCGCATCTTTAGTAAATTTTAATGTAGGATTAAATTTACACATATCCCAATGAGCTCTATCAACTTCCAAATCTAAATGAAATGTTTTACTCTCTTTTATTACAGTATTCGCATACTTATCCAAGAAAAATCCTTCTGCTTTTTCTTGTTCAAACTTATTATAATTAGGTATACCTAAAAATTTATTATACTGAGTACTAAACGTAGGCCTTATATCTGTAGCTCCTGCTGTTTTTCCATTAATACGTACAATAGTTACTACACCATTTTCTTCAATCTTTTCAAGAATACTTACTTCTTGATCAGTAAATACATCATAATACTTACTGTAATCAATAACTTTACCTTCAATTTCTTTTTCCATAATACATTAATTAAATTCATTTACATTAAACAGTACAAATATAGTATTTTTTTTAACAAAAAAAAAGTCTACAAATTAATGCAGACTTTTTAAAAATATGAAAATGAAAATATTATATTACATTTTGTTTAAAGATATGAGATCTATAAGGATTGAATAAGCCAATTCCTGAATAACCTGCAATATGAAATTCTGTTCCAGTAAGACCTGTAGCGATAATACCTGATGTTTTACCATCTTTGTTACCTAAACCAGGAACTATACCTGTTAACATCTCTGATCCTTCTAAAGTGAAAGATTGTACAGCAGGACGACCATTAGCATCAGGAGCCATATCTAACATGATACCATAACCATAATTAGGATGTTCTTGAGTTAACGCTAAATCAATCATAAACACCATCTTATTTCCTTGATATTCGAAAGAAGCAAAAGTAGCTCCAATATCAACTTTACCTTCAGATTCAGAATACAAGAAAGTATTACCTGTAGTTCTTGCTACAGTATAATCCATTAATGCATCACCTACTTGATTGTAAAGTTCTTTATTACAAATAACAACAAAAGTATTTCCTTCTACATCATCAGATTTTTCTGTCATTGTATCTAAAGCTGTCTTGATAACCCCTACATCCATTACTGAATATAAAGAACGTGAAGCATAAGCTTCTGATTGAGGAATAAGACCTGCTCCAATAGGAACATCTTGTCCGTTTTCATCCTGGTCTAAACAAACGCCATGAACATCAAAGTTCGTTATAGCCCATAATTGAGAATTATCACGAGACTGTAAAAACTCATCTAAGATAACTTTCTCACCATTAATAAAACCATAATAAACTTTCTTACGTCTACCTTCGTCACCTTCTACTGACTCTAAATACTTCTTACTTGTTGCAGCAGCTTGCTGAGAAATAGACTTAGAATGTCTGTGTAAAGAAATATAATTACGATGTAACTCAGTATCCATAACAAACTTACTATAACCTCTCTCTGATAATTCAGGATAGTAGTTAGAACGATAGATAGTCTCTTTTCCCATGCTGACGTAATTAAGATCAACTTGTAAAGCAAGATCATTATTTACTAAAACAACTCTATAAGACCACTTATTAGCAGTAATACGTACTGGAGTTGCCACAACTCTACATTGTGTTTTATTATCTAAAGCAAACGTATCGTTTACATTATAATACTTCTCTGCAAGAAACATTGTGAATATCTCACGATTATCACCTAATCCTGCACTAATATCAGCATCTTGTACAATACGAATTTTCTTAATGTAGTTCTTATCCAAACGCCATTGAAAAGCCATTTTGTTTATTGGGTTATACTTATCAACCTTAGATGACTTTGCATAAACATTACCTAATGCTTCTGTTATTGCAGAAGTAACAAGTTTCTTGTTCATTGTTGTGTAAAGTCCAAGGTTCTTAACATCCTTTCCGAAAAATTCTGAAAGATGTTGCTCGGTTACAGTGTTTCCGTTATTCTGTAACATTGTATGTTCATCAACTATTCTCATAATATTCTAATTTATGTATTAATATTACTAATTATTTTTTTCTTATTGCTCACCAAACACTCTTGGCTTCTCTTTACCGCTTGGTTGTTGCTCTTCACGACTGCTATTTTTTGAAAACCCTTCACGTCTACCTTCCTCTCCGTTAACACCAAGAGCAGCTTTTTTAGCTTCTGCTACAGCAAGATTTAAATTCTTCCTGTGAGTTGCTTCCTGTTTGTTAAATAAATGATTTCCAAATTTATATAAATAAGCTGCCTCAAACATTCTTTCAGGATCACCAAGAATCTCATTAACGAATTTAGAATTACCATTATCGTCAATTTCTAATAATCCTTCTAATATCGCATTCTTATCTTCATCACTAACTCTCCATCCTGCAACTTTATCTAACAAAACAACTTTATCAGTTATAATTTTTCTGTCTTTATCTATCTGAGTTTCATTCTCTTTTGCTATATCATCAGCTATTTTCTTAAGTTTCAAAGCTTGTTTATCCTTAAAACTATCTCTAACAATAGCAACCTTCTTATCATGACCTTCAATATCCTTTTCTATTGTATATCTCTCGTTTATCTCATCTTCTGATTCTTCTGTATATTTTTCTGATAAATACTTTTTGTAAAGAATATCATCAGGCATCTTATCGTAATCTTCTGATTTAGATTCATAATAATCAGTAACTTTACTAACTTCTCTCTCTATCTCTGCATTCATCATATCTTCAAAAGAAACTTCTTTCTCTCGTAAAGTTGTGATAAGCTTAGACTCTTCTTCAGATAATTCAAATTTACCTTCAGTAGTGCTATCAGTTAAAGTTTTTAACACATCATATTTCTCCGAATCATCTAACTCATCAAATTTACGCCCAATAGTTTTAACTACTTCTTTTCCATCCTCCTCAACTGTCTCTTCAAAAGGAACAACTCCATCGACATAACCAAAGTCAGCTAAAAATTTTTCTACTCCGGCATACTCTCCGTTATTACTTTCATTATTGTTCTCGTTACCTTCATTATTTTCTGAAGGATTTCCTGTTTCTGTTGATTCAGGTTCTAAACCTTTTTCAACTTGCTCTCCAAATTTTGGCATTTCTATCTACATTTACATTAAACATTAATTAATTATCTTTATCAAATATACCTCAGTATATTATCTCATTATTCTTTCTATCTCTACATCTATATTACAATCAATAGTACCTGATGTAGTAACCAATAATAAACTTAATCTATTAACACCAACAAGAAACATATTACCTGAAGTCTCATCTATATTAGTACTATTATCAACACCACTCAAAGAATGTACTACTGTATTAGGTCCCGAATCATCTAATACTATATGAATATCCTTGTAATAATGTTTTGTTCCTACAGTATCCTCTACTGCAACTTTTAATTTAATAGCACTATTAGCGATAAAATTACCTATATCAAAAGTGCTTGCTACTGTAGCTGTTGCTAATGGAATGGTTACTCCTGTTCTACGTATATGATCATGATTAGATAAATGTCTTAATAATCCAATATCAACTTTACTATTACATTCATTACTATTATACAATTCATCAGAATCTATACCAAGAACATAAGTCGAATCATTATCTGATTCTTTTCCATCAGCAGGAGTATATGTTAATACATTATCAAACTTTTCATTACCACTCGAATATAAATGGATACTATCTGAATTTATTAATAATAAATGAGTAACATCAATCATCCTTATTTTAGATCCTTTTTTTGAATCAAAAATATTTGTATGATTCAAGAAAGCCATTACACTATCTGAATTCTGATCAACATTAGTTATTGTACCATAATTAACTATATTGTCATGATGTAACACAATACCATCAATACTTATAAGTCCATAGTTTATTAAAGAACCTCCAGCATTAACATATTTAGATATTACAGCATTATTATTTACAATTAATGAAGTATGGCTTGCTAATGAATTATTTGCTGTAAACTCATTCACTGTAAGGTTACCAAATTCAATTATATTATCATTAAGAGATAATTCTCTTACTCTTGTTACCGAAGTAGATAAGTTACATCTCAAACCATCAAGAGATAATCCTTCAAATTCAACAATACCTGTTCCAAAATCTACAGTAACAGCATATTGCTTAATATCAAAAACTCCATTAGTTAAATGTTTTGGGGTTACAAAAACTTCATTAGCAGTAGAACCACCATTTGTTAAGATGCCAGCATTACCAACAAAAGGAGAATCATCTATAATATAATAACCCGAAGCTAACGCTGTGCTAATATCATTTAAAGATGTTAAAACTGTGCTTGCTACACTACCATTGATAACAGTAACACTTGCATCAGTAATAACCTTACCTGAGCCTATAAATGAAATATATTTTAAATCTGTTTTTATAATATATTCATCAAGTACAGTTCCTATAGTAAATGTTGTTGATGTAGTCGAACTTAAATCTAAAGTTAAATATTTTATTTTATATCCTTGTAAAATAGCAAGAACTCTTGTGATTGTTTTAACTCTCTGAGAAGATATTAATCCAGTATTAGAATCATCACCATTATTAGGATCTATATATATTGTTAAAGACTCTTGTACTACGGCTGTTAAATATCCATAAACTTCCTCATCAACATGATACTTTTCAGTTAACGTTCCACCTTGTATATTCTGAGCATTATTATGATCAAGCAATCTATTAACACCTTTATCTAAAAATGCACCAATAGAAGTGCTATTTTTGTCGTAATAATAAACATGACCATCATCTTCATTAAACACTTCAGTTCTTTCTGTAATAGCAGGCTGAAGAGTCCATGTTCCTCCAATTAACTCATACAATTTCTCTCCAACAGCAGAAGCAGGTTCAGAATTAACAATAACATAATCACCATTAACTTGAGGGGCATAAGATATTGCAGCTACATTAGCTACAACTTCCTTAACACTACCAACACCTAAATAAATAGAAGGATTAGTTGCACCAATAGATGCAAACTGAGCAGCATTAACATGAAACCTTTCGGTTGGTGTACCTCCTTGTAATCCCTGCATTTCATTATGATTAACAGCTATATTTTTGCCTATATCTTTAAAAATTTCATTAGTAACACTTCTATCCTGCATATAGTTATGCTTATCTGATTCACAATAAACAATAACATTATAAGGATAAGAAGATAAATTTACAGCAGTATATGAACTAGCAGCACTATCCCAATAATATAACAAATAAGAATTAGAACCTAATGGAGATTGTTCCTGTAAATAATAAGCATTACCTCCACTTGGAGTAGTACTTCCGTAAGCTTTTGTGCTATCAACTACAGATACAAAATAAGATAAATTTTTATTTTTCAAATTAGAAAATAAATTATGCTCTTCTTCTGTAGCATGATAATATTCATCAGTTGTACCTCCTTGTAAATAAATAGAATAATTGTGAGGAAACACATCTGTATTACCTAAATTAGTCCATTTATCAGATAATAAATCTGTATTACTATATAACCATACATTACCTTTACTTACAGGTGTACCTTGTATATAAACTAAATAATCTTTTGTTCTGTCAAATCCTGTTGCTGTATCCCAAACAGAACTAGTAGCATTCCATTGAACAATATCAAGATATTCTCCATTAACATTAGGACATGAAGCAGGAGGAGCAGTACACCATCCTTGTATATATATATCACCATCATTAGGAGATCCTGGCTCTGCTACTGGATAGCCTAAAACCTCTTCAGGAAAACGCAAGGTTTTCATCCTTTGATTATACCATATAGCAGAATCCATAACTTCTCTAAAAGTTGTTCCTCCTGCTGTTCCTGTTATAGCTTGTGCTCCATTAGCATTATATTGTCTTGCTGTTAAATTACTATCAAATGTAGCTTTCGTTACCTTACTCATCTCGTTTATTTTACTTATTAATAATACTAAAAGGTTATAAATTCACTACCGCTTCTTCTTGATGGTTTAAAAATAATAATACAATTTTAACAATACGAACTATTAACTATATGATCAGTTATTTCAAATTTCGCTATATCACTAAGTTTAACACCTGTAAGTACTGTTCTTAAATATGTAGTGCCAATTCTAATGTCATATTCTACAGAATAAATAGTATCATAAAATTCATCTCCATCATTATTAGTAACTACGATAGAAGAAAAATTAGGTATATAAGAGTGATCTCCAGACAGTCCGTAAAATCTCCCGAATAAAGAAGCATATGCTATAGTTGGCGTAAATAATACATTATATCTAACACTATCAACTATCATTAAATTTCTATATCCTTCATAAGATAACACATTTCCCGATAATGTCAATCTATGACTAACAATTTCAGTTATAGTAAATACTTTACTCTCATAAGTACTATCATCTAAAGAGTGACCTAATTCAACGTTCATACCAACAGATAATCCATTCACGTCACTTAATATTACTTGATTGGCTGAAAGATCTGAAAAGTCAATATGATAAACAGTATCACAAATAATCAAAGACTTAGGAACAGAATTATCATTACAAACTTCAGTAAAATAATCATTATTATAATCATTATTATAATCTCCAACGATACATCCATCATCACCATTGGATCCTGAATTATAAACAGTTTCACATCTTTCAATAATAAACTGCTTATCTATACCCTTTTTACAAGTTTTAATACTATCTATAGTAGTTCTTAAACATGAAAATAATTTATTAAAATAACCAACATATTTCTCTTCAACATCTGTATCTATTACTACAGGCAAATATTCTTCATCAGTAATTGATATATCACATGCATAAATAGGATTATCATTAAATAACTCAGTTAATGTCTCTATAATAACATACAGTTTAGTCATTTGGTTATACAAAACATCTAACCTTCCAGTTCTTCCAACAAACATTGTATCATTAGAAAATCTATGAGTTAAACATGCATGTAACTCCTTAGCGTAAAGATATTCTGTATAAATGTCTTTATATGAATAATATTGAGGGATATTTGAAGTTATAATCATTATATTAATATTACTAATTAATCACAGTTTTTACATCTCTGGTCCACAGTACTCATAATTCTTGCAGTCTCTTGTAAATTATTATTACAGAAAGCTACGCCTGCAGCCATTTTCTTTTGTTTAAGAGCTACCCATGTATCAAAACTAAACTTCTCGCAAGGGACCTCACAATTATTAATACTATCGATAATAGCATCACGTAATTGATAAGTAATTAAATGAGCATCTTCAGCCATATAACCTTCAATAACAGTAGAACCTGCAGGATTAACAACATTTCTAAATGTTCCTATATTTTTAAGATAATCAATAGCGCTTACTTCACTAAAATATCGCAATACGAAATTACGTTTATCAGTTATATTTGTAAGATCATAATACTGAACACCTCCAGATACAATTACATTAGTATAAGTAGTATAATCAACTATTATATCTGATGTTGTCTGTCTATACTCTTCAACTAAATTACCATCTTCATCAATATATTGAAAATAGAAAATAGAACCTTTCATAAATGTACTTGTCCCTGGCATAGCACTCATCATTTCTGTAAGATATGGTATATCATAATAATAAGTTTTGTATACGCCATCTAATTTAACTTTACCATCAACAATATTAATTAGTCGCTGATACAGCAAAGGGTAAGTAACTTCTGTTTGAAAATTGAATCCTAAATCATTTACATATTCAACAACAACAGTTATATCTGTATATATTTCTGTTTCATTACAATCACTATCACCATGATGACAAGGCAATGAAGTTAAATCATATTCCCATATACCATCACTCTCATGATCACCATCAAAAATAATCTGTTCAATAAATTTACCATTATCAATATCAAAGCCAACATAAGTCATAATAAGCTTCTTTCTATAATAAGAAGGATTGAGATCTAATAAAGAACTATTATATGGCGGATGAACTTTAGAATGTTCGTCACTAATATAAAGAATATCATTAGCTTCATTATATTTAAGCTGCATAACATATTCTCTACTATAATTATTATCTAAATAACCATTATTAGTTAGTACTCCATATTTTCTTTTGCTCATAACATTCTTGCCATCAAGACATCTATCGTCACAAGCACAATGACCATTATCATCACAAGAACTTTTATAAAACTCATATTCATAACCAAATAATTCATAAGCTAACACAAGTTCGTATTCAGTATATGCATCTATAACTACTGTTGCATCTGTCCATACAGATGTGCATGTTCCAGCATTTAAAGTATGAGGGTTAACAAATATATCATCAAGACAAGTATCTGTTAAATTATAATCAGGAGCACTTTCGTCAACTAATATACTATATAATGATAAAATATTATCATAAGTTCCACTATCATAAGCAGTAATTACATCTGCTATTGGTCTTTTATAAGCCATCTTTTATACTTTTAAATTTCTTACTTCTTTTGCATTACCATCAGACATTAATAATTGAGCTTGCTCCAATTTAGTTCTTTGTTTAACTTCTTGAATAGTATCTTCTTTATATTCTTTATCGTTTTGAGTTTTCTCTTTATCATTAGCGATTTTAGCAGCTACTTCTCGCTCTTTAATATCTATCTTTCGTTTTTCATTATCAAGCATTTTATTTTCTAACAATTCTAACTTCTTAGCCATCTCTTTATTTTGCTCTGCAAGATCTTGTGCCTGCTTCATAGTCTGATCTAACTGCTGTCTTGTTTTTTCAAGGATATTATCTTCCTCTTCTTTTTCTTTTATCCCTTCTTCAGCAATGCGGTTAAGCTCATACGTACTTGTAGCACTACCAGCCTCCAAAGCTCTCATTGGTTTCATTATACCATTAGAAGCAAAATTATCTATCATAGAAATTAATTTTTGCTTATTAACAGTATCCATATCATCTCTACGTATAGAAACAATAAATTGTGAAGGTAGATACGATTCAGGCAGATGATTAAAAACAACTTTATTTGCACCATTATAATAAGCACCACTAAAACCATCAGGGAAAGCTATCTTTGTATTATCTAACAATAAAGTCAATGCCTTTCCAATAACATTATCAAGAGCTTTAAAATAATGTTTATTAGAATAACTTATCATAGTTACTCCTGTTTTAACATTACTAACAGCTTCTCGTTGTTCAACGATACCTCTCATCGTTGGATTAATACCTGCAATCAAATCAGCTTCCTGATCAAGTTTCATTAATATTGTATCAATAGCGTTAAGCATATTTCCATCAACGCCACCATCAGAACTTCCATAATGCTGAAAAAGATTAGCTCCAGGCAATGTAGGATCAACCAAATCTTTACCTTGCTTACTTATAGCTATCCATGATTTTACTCGTTCCATCATATCTTTACCAAGAAATGTAGGAATAGCTGCAACATTCAATCGTGATGAATTTACACTTGAATTAGCTATAAGATTCTCTCTATGGAATTTAATTATATCTATAAAATCCTGAACATCTAACATCTTATATGCTATAGATGTAGGTTTTCTCATATATTCATTAAAACTAACACCATGATAAGTAAACTGTACTTTTGAAGGATTTAATGTATTACGTTTAGCATCTTTGTCAAGACCTACATTTACATAATAATAATTACCTATTCTATATCCTGAGTATCTTGCTTCAACAAAACGTGTCTCTTTTTTCTTCTTACCTAAAGAATGTAATACTTTATCAACAATATTATTAAAATCTAATTTTACCTCTTTAGCCTCTTTATATTCAACATGAACAACCTCAACTATATCACCCATAAACTGACCGTAATTCTCATAAAAGAATTCACCATCATAGAAAGAAGTATTCCCTGCATTACCATAATCAACAGCATTTATAGGCATAACTCTACCTTGTAATCTTTGCTGTGCAGCTCCAACAAGTTGTTTGTCTGTAAGAAATTCAATTTTCTGTTCTCTATTCATATACTGACCAAGCTCAATTAATATCTGATGTTTAGTCATATAACGTCTATGAACAATAGCAGGAGATGTCTCTATGTCTCTTGACTGTTTACTTTTTCTGTAAAAAGTATCTTCAGATAAACATATATCAAATCCAGGATATTCACCTTTTCTATTTTTTGTTTCTTTAAAAACAGATTCAGCATCAGTTAATATATTTCGAAAAAACTCTTCTTTAAATAAATCAAAATTAAAGTCAGTATTTTTCATATACATATTAGAAATATCTTGTGCAGACTTCTGAAAAGAACTAATAAAATCAGTACCATCTTTTAATTGATTAAAAGTATCTTTTAATATTTTATTCTCCTCCTCTTTATCAGAAGTATTTATATACCTACTAAGCATAGAATCGATCTTACTTTTTCTAAAGTTTAAAGCCTCTTCCGTTTCTTTGTCAATAGTATCTTTATCTATAGGGAAAACCTGAGCATCTAAATCTTGACTAAGCATTAATCCAGTAAGAATATCTATGCGTGAAGATATTGTTGGGGTGAATTTTAATGCTGCAGGTGTACCTATACCATAGTTATCCTCTAAATATGCATAATCTTTATTATTCCTGTACCCGAAATAATAACCTCTTGCTTTTCGTATATCAGCCTTATCATAAACATATCGACCAATATAATAATCCATCTTTTGTTTTATAGCCTCAACAGAAGAACTGCTTTTAGAATTAACTTTAGCTGGCTCTCCGTATATTTTATTCTTATCTTCACGCATATTATAGACTTTTAAGGTCTGTATTCAAATTTTATATACATAGGTTTAATAATTCTATATTGTCCTACTCCTTTTAGTTCATCAATACTAAGACCTACATCTTTAGGGTAATAAATAACATCCCCTTCTTTATATCCTGCTTTCTTAGCATCTTTACTTAACCTTACAATTTTTCCTTTACTTAAATCTCTCTCGGTTCCATAATTAACATCTGCATCATCAGGAATATATACTCCTTTTGATTCTAATTCTTTTTTCTCTTCAGTCTCATCAACTAAAATTCTATCACCAAGAGTCATTACACTTTCTACTTTCATACCTGACATTTTTGAATAAACACTTACATTATCTTCATCTACTAATTTATATGTATTCTTTTCATCTTTTGTAAGAACAATATAATCTGCAGCCATGCTATATAACACATAGTCACCTTTTTTAATCTGAGTAACATCAGGCCCAATAGCAATAACTTTTCCAAAATAATTCAAAGGATTATTCGGATCATGTTTAAAATCATTTTTGTTAGGCATAAAAACACCTCTTTCTTTAGAATTAGGAATTTTCATTAACTTAACAAGCACCATACTCTGTTTAGGTACAATACTTTTTACATCTACTTTATTTACCATACTACATCTACATTTAATATATTAATATTACTAAAATCAACTTTATTTAAATGACAATATACCTACAATTAAAATAGCAGAACCAATACCTCCATAAAGAATTACATTTTTCTTTATTTTAAGTTGTTCATTCAACCACTGATTCTCAGCATATATTATATTGTATTTATCTTCACTATTATTAATAATAATAGAAGCATCCTTACATTTCTTAACATACTCTTTGTTAGCTTTTAAACTATAAAACAAAGCTTTACTTCTCATTTTATCTACAGAATCTAACCTCAAATTCTCTTTTGTAAGATAATGAAGTTTTACAAATTTTTTATTAGCATTAATAATACTTCTATAATCCGTGAGAATAAATGTATCTTTTTTATAAAAAATAATTTTATTGGATACAGGATTATTAATCAATAGTTTCTTCTGTCCATAAGTTAATGTTATCATCAATAGTACCATTAACAATACCGTCAATACCTTTCTCATAATCTTCTTTATTTTGTTTACCTTGTTCTTTATCATATGCATCAACCATCGATACATAAAAAATCATTGAATCTTTATATTGTTTTATTAAAGAGTCTCTTAATAACATATCTTTTTTATTTACAGCAATAATAGAATCTTTTTCAGCAATAGCTTTATTTAATTTATCTTCTCTATTTGCACCATATCTCGTATCATAAATAATAATTAATACAGATACAATAATCAATAATACTACGCAAATCTTTAATATTTTATAAAATCTATTCATAATAATTAATTTAAAATAATTCGTCTTTCATTACATCAAGTAACTCATCATCAAATCGTGGCTTACCTGTTTCATCAATCCATGTTATATCACTCATATAAGTATATTTTTGTACAGTAGTTTTATTATCCTGCTTCTCTCCAAACTTCTTTTCTCCATCAGTATTCCTTGAAAAACTAAAAGCATCTTTAGTCATACCTGTAGAAGCATATTCTCTTTCAACTTTAGCTCCTATACCAATATAATCTTCATCAGCAAGTTCACATAACCCCATAGCAATAACAAGGTCATAAGGTGTTCTATCTTCCCTATGATAATCTCTTAACTGTTCTAATAATGGCAATATAAATATTTGTTGAGAATAATCATTTACATAATCAATAATCTTTGCATCTTGATGATCTATCATATCTGCAGTAGCAGGAGTACCAATAAGGGTACTTTTTTTATCTCCATCAATATTCCCTAAAGCTATAGTTGGACGTTTCATAAAATAACGAGACATATGTTTTTCTCTAAAATAAGATAAAATATTAAACTTGGTATACTCTAAATTTATCTTACATCTATAATATAATGTCATCATCAATACATTTTCGTAATCATCACGTACTTCTGGATGACGTTCATTATACCAACAAACATAAATACTTCTTGTAGATTTATTATCACCAGTAATAATACGTTTCTTGACAAGAGCAGCTAATTTAGATCCTTCATCAGTAGTACTATCATTACCACCCATATCTATACTATCAAGTCCCATAACGTATAAATCCTCATAATATTTCCCTTCAGGACTCTTTTGTACTTCCTCTATCATAAATATTGGACCAATACCATTATTTATAAACTCAACACCTGTAATTACATTATCATCAGTTTTAGTATATTGGAAATAACCTTTTTTAACCTTCATAGAAACCTCAACAGTATCAACTATAGATATTTGTTGTGCAATTTTATCCTGATTAAATCTATTCGTTCCTTTCTTTAAAAATACTTCTCTTGTATTTTGAGGATATTCTTGGCAATAATTTTGTAAAGATACAAATTCACCTGCATCTTTAAGTTTTTGTCTTTCTTTGTTATTTATTTTAAGAGCCTTCTCTATATCAGGAACACCATTCTTTTCCCATGTACCTGCTAATTTATATTGTACCGGAATAAACAAAGCAGTTTTCATTCCATCCCATTCGTTTATAGCAAGAAAATTATAAGCATCAGGTTTATGGAAAATCTCTTTCGCATGATCGTTAGATATAGAACCTCCTGTACCCATAAGCATCATAAAGTTCTTCATAATAGTACCACCAATAAGATTTGATCCTCTTGATTGTGCTAACACATCTTTTAAGTTACCTAACCCTGTAGACGGAAACGCTCCGAACTCTTCAACAAGCTGAATATTAGGTCGTCTTGAACGTGTCTTTCCTGGAGACTTACCATAAAGAATTTTTTCGTAAGTACATAAATAACCTCTTTCTTCTTTTCCATAATCAGTATCAACTTCTTCACCACTTTTTAATTTAGTGTTCGAATTAGTTATCCTTTTTTGTTTTAACGCTGGATGCTTCTTTTCAAAAGCTCCTAATGTTTCTATAACTTTATCCCATGCAGTATCAACATGAGTTTTCATACTCGCAGAAACAATTATATCACTTTTAGGAAAAAAATTATATCTCCTATTCATTATAGATGTAGCGATATAGGATTTGCCCAACCCTCTAGAGCCCAATAAAGCTATATGTTGAGAGCTATTCATAGCTTCCCACATCTTATCAAATATATATTCATCTATACGTGAGAAAAGAGGCATTCCTGGTTCATCATAAGACTGAACTTCTCCAGTTTTTCTATCTATATACTGAACAGGAAAATAATAAAAATTAAGGAAATGATATATTAACGGATTCCAAAACTTACCATTAATAGTTATACCATTCAGAACATAATCAATCTGTTCTTCATACCATTCTCTAACCAACGGAGAATACATTGGTGCATCAATAATATCTCTACCTGATAATAATTTTGAAGGAACTTCTATTGGTTCAAGATAATCATTTATAGTTAAAATCTTTCTGCCCATCTACATTAACATTAAAATACAAATATATTAAAATTTAATTTAAAATGATTATATTTGTCGTAATTAATAAATGTAAATGTAGATGGAAAAAAATATTAAATTTAAAGATGATGCTCGCAACTCCCTTATAGAAGGAGTAAACGAATTAGCTGAAGCAGTAAAATCAACAATGGGACCTAAAGGTAAATTTGTTGTAATTAAAAAAGAAAACGGCTCTTATCAAGTAACAAAAGATGGTGCTACTGTAGCAGATTATGTTAATGATAAAAATAATAAATTCAAAGATTTAGGAACTCAAATGATGTATGACGTTGCTAATCAGACAAATGATATTGTTGGTGACGGAACTACAACATCTGTCGTGTTAGCAGAAGAAATAATAAAATTAGGTACAGAATGTATAATGTCTGGAGACAATCCTATAGATATAAAAAGTGGAATAAATAAAGCTATTGAATTAACTTTAGAAATTCTTAAAAAGAAATCTAAAAAAACAAAAGAAATAAAACAATTAGAACATATAGCAACTATTTCAGCTAATGGAGATAATAAAATAGGTAAATTTATAGCTAAAGGAGTCAAAAATATAGGATTTGATGGAGTTATAGACCTTGAAGAATCTAAAAATAATAAAACAGAAATTGAAATTGTTGATGGAATGAAATTTGATAGAGGATATATTTCTCCTATATTTATTACTGATAGAGAAAAAAAACAAGCAATATATGAAAATCCATTAATACTTATAGTAGATAAAAAAATACAAAAACATAATGAAGTTATAAATATAATGCAAGATGCTGTAGAAAAAAACAGACCTTTACTTATTATAGCTGACGATGTGGAACATGATGCTTTAAGCTCTTTAATACTTAATAAATCAAAAGGATTACCTATAGTAGCAATAAAAGCTCCAGGTTTCGATGAGCAAAGACATAATTTAATGACAGATTTAGCAATATTTACTGGTGGCAAATATATAACAAGAGAACAACGTGTATCTTTAGATAGTATAGGTCATGAAGTGTGTGGTAGTGCTGAAAAAATAATAGTATCAGAACAATCAATAATAATAAGAAAAGGAAATGGGAATCCTTCTGATATTAAAGAACGTGCAGAAGAAATAAAAAATCAAATAAAAAACACAACAAATAAACGTATTAAAGAAAAACTTCACGAAAGATTAGCAAAACTAACTAAAGGTATAGCTATATTTAAAATAGGTGGTGAAACTAAAGCAGAAATGAAAGAACGCAAGGATAGGGTAGAAGATGCTTTAAATGCTGTACGTGCTGCAATAGATGATGGTATACTTCCTGGAGGAGGAATAGCTTTATTACGTGCTTCTTTAATGATAGACAAGATAAAATGTAAAAATGATATTGAAAAAAAAGGTGTAATGATTATTAAAGAAGCTATAAGGAAACCTTTTAAACAAATACTTATCAATGCTGATTTATCATATGAAAAAATTATGGAGACCGTATTAAAAAATACAAATTATGATTATGGTTATAATTCAGATAATGATAATTTCGAAAGGTTTTTTAACACAGGAATAATAGATCCAACAAAAGTAACAGTAAGTGCATTAAAAAATGCTTCATCAATAGCTAATTTAATATTAACAACAGAGTGTGTAATAATTCAATAATCATGGATAATCATTTTAAAATAAATAAAAACGTAAAATATTTTATTATAAATAAAAACAAAACAATAAAAGAAAATATAAATATTTTAGCTAAAAAATACTCATTGCCAAACAATGTTAAAATAGCTATTGAAAAAATAGCGAATGAATCATTCATTAAAGGAGCTAAATCAATGAAAGACAAATAATATGAAATTCACAATAGACCAAAAATTCAATCTTGATATAGATATTAACGTATTAATGATAGAAGAGTTTAAAGCTATAGTTAATTATGATAAAAAAGATCGTAATAGAAAAAGAGCTAAACAGTTATTATTATATGTATTTATTAGAGAAGAATTAACAAATGCTAATCCTTTTAATACTATGGAGTATACTGAAAGGATAAAACAAGCTGAACATGTAGCTTTTGGAAAAAACAGTGAAGAATCTAAACTTTCAAAAAAAGAAATAGAATTAGTCGAAAATGCTATACATGCTTACGTTAAATATTCATCAACATCAGAAGAACGACTACTCTTTGAAATAGACATTCAAATAGATGAACAAAACGCTTTACTTAAAACAACAAAAAGTACAATAATAGTAAAAGATGAAAAAACAGGAGAAACAAAAGAGGTTACAGATGCTAAATATAGTGACAAACTAAAGAAGATCCTTGATAATGTAGAGAAACTTATAGAACGTAAAAAGAAAATACGTAATATAGTTAAAGGGACTGTCGAAGGAAGAATGAGAGCAGATAAAGAAAGTTCTTTATTAGAACTTGGAACATTTAGAAATATTAAAAGCAAAACAGGAAAATAGGAAGATTAAACTATCTACGATTGATTTCGGAACAGATAGCAAGCTCTTGTCATTTATTTGGTAAGAGCTTTTTTAGTATCTCTATCCATATATAATTAAGACCTATAAAAAGTAATATATTAAAAGAAAATTCAAAGGTTATTAAATAGAAGAATATAGCTATATAAACACTAAAGCAATAAATACATAACCCTACAGGTTTAAGAAAAAACCTTTTCCAACGATCCTTCTTTCTCCACCAATGTATCCAATGATATATTAGTCTTAGATAATACCTTCGAAAAATCATTCCTGGCTCCATACATTTTACTATGAACAATGATAGCGATGCCGTCATTAGGGAGTATAATACGTACAGAACAGCCTCTTCCATTACAAGAATTTTTAATTATTTTCATAACACAAAAATAAAATTCACTATTAATTAAAACAATGACTTTTATCATAGCGGAAGAAATAGGTCACGATCCCAATACCTTTCGGTACAATCAGTTTAGCAAACTGTTCTCCGGCCAACCAGAGTTTATCTTCCTTTAGCGGTAAAGAAGGGAATCCAAACCCCAATAAGCCAAAGTCTAACTGGTACGACTCGAACGTACAATAACCCTCATTCCAAGTGAGGTAACCACACCAATGGATCGCAGCTAGATATATTAAAAAAGAACATAAAAAAAGCCTCTCCAAATTAATGAAGAAGCTTTATAGGTTAGTTTATATTATTATAATTTACCCTACGACAGATCCTCCATTCTTCATGTGAAGCGGTTGACGATCATTCGTATGTAAATTATTTATTCTCATAATTAAATTTTTGTAGCGAGAGACAGACTCGAACTGCCGACCTGATGGTTATGAGCCACCCGAAATACCACTTTTCCATCTCGCACTGCAATATTACAAAAAATATTTTAATATCAAAAATATTTAACTAAATTTCTCTAACTTAAATTTTATATCTTTTTTTGCATAACTTTTTATACCATACAAAGGACGTAAAATTACACCATAATCTGATACTGGTATATATGTTACTCTAAACGAACTAACAATTTCCGAACCTTCTAATTTTGCCTCAAATTCTACTCCATAAGATTTTTCTATTATAGATAAAAATACAGGTTCCTTTTTTGTGTTATATATACGCATATTATGAAGCTTTAATTTACTATTAATAACATACTGAGCATATACTTCACCATTAAGATCATTATATACAAAAGAAAAACTATTCTTACGAGAACTAAAACCAATAGAAAAACCAAATAATCTATTCATATGATTTTCCCATCCTAATGTTTCTATATTATGTGTAAACTTATATTTTAAATTTAAACCTTTAATTTTTATAATCTTTGGCAAATGAAACTTATCTTTACATTTACCTTTCTTTATTATCACTTCCATCTACATTACCATTTATTTGTTTTTAAATATTTACGCATAGCATTATAAGAGTCGTATATATCCTTCTGAGAAAATATCTCGTTTTTTATATCCTTCCAATATCTTGCTTTTTTAAAATCTTCTTCAGATCCTTCAAACATTAAATTACGTATCACTCCATCAATATAATTTTCTTTAAAATGTTCGTATCCATCATTAACAGAATGTTTTTTACTCTCATTTTTCCAGTCTCTTTCAATATCACCCTTATAAGGGCTATCCATATATGCTTTAGAAAACCTATCATATAGCATTTTATATTTAGGATCACTCTTCATTCCATGAGATACAACATCTAAAAATATAGCTTGATTAATTTCTCCTGGACCATCAAAAGCATCAGGATTATACACTATAGTCTTTTCTCCTTTAAAAGGATTATTATAACTATAATCATCACTATATGTTACCTTATCTCTATCCATAAATTCTATATCGCCAAAACCATACTCTTTAGCTCTATACTCTTTATCAGGATAAATATTTATTTTCCCTGCATTTATTAATGCTGGATAATCCTCGTAAAAATCAGAAATATTTTCTTTTTTTCTCTCAACCTCACTTAAACCACCCTTTTGTTTTGCTTTCACTTTATTTGCTCCGTATAATGTTGCTACTCCTGTTGCCATATATGGTGTTTTATTTAAAATATTTAAAAACTTACGAGTATCCGTTATGTAAGGTTTGTATATATTGTATATTTTAGAACCCTTAATATCAGCTTGCTTTAAAATACTAGGCGTTATCTTATCATGTACGGCATTAATTAATCCTAAATCAACAAGCTCATCTTTTAAATTCGTTCCTGCATAAGACATAAATTCTGTAGGTGATGTAAAATATTCGAAATCACTAAGATTGTTTATCTTATCAATACCTTTACTTATTCCATTATCTTTAAAGACACTACTTAATTCATTTCTATACTCTCTACTTATATAAGCTCCTGCTGAATTTATATTGTGTTTTAACTCATGATTAATAAGCCTACTTAAACTCTTATGCCCTTTTACTGCACTTTTACTGTTAATTAAAACCTCACGTTTAATTGGATCTATCCCATTACTTAAATACTCTTGCTGTAAAAACATTATCCAATCATTAAAATCTTTATCTCCAGTATATATGTCAATTAATTTAGCTTTAACAGCATCTTCATTAATAATATTCTTCTCTTGTAAATACTTTAATACATATTTATGATTTAAATCATCTAAAGAAATATCATACCTACTTAATCCTCCCATTTTTAAATCATCAAAAACAATCTTATCTCTTATTTTTAAATATTCAGGAGAATTATAATCATTATTTTCAATCCATTTACTAACAGATTTAACATTTAATCCATTTGTAGTTTCTGCATCAAGTCTAGCATATTTTTTTAGATTATCAGGATGAGACATTTTATCGAAATAATCCTTACGACTAAATTCTGATAGTTTATTTATTAATTTCTTAGCTTCTTCTTTATTTTTTCTAACATTTCTCTCAGCCTCTTCTTTTGTAATATTTATCGCAGGATTATCCTTTAATATTTTCCTTCCTTCAAATAGATCAACCTTTTTATTACTCTTTAAAGCTTTCATTATACCTTCAATATCTTTCTCTGTAGGTTCTCTATCAACTAACATAGCAACTTTTCTTACTTTACCTAATTTACCTAAAGCAAACTCAGGAGCGAAAGCTAATAACGCCTCTCCTGTTATTGTTTCGGTCTTATCTATAACACTTTTATCATCCCACTCTTTACGCATACCTAACTGTTTACGCATTATAATTTCTAATTGTTTTCTATCCTTGTAATTTACAGTAGAAAAACTACTGTTTTGTACTGACTTCCATTTCTTATCAACCTCTTTCTGAAACTTATCTTCTTTAATCTTGTCTTTTCTTTTGCGTGATACAGCTTCTCCTTTAGTTTCGGGATGATACTTATAACTATTAGCAATAGAAGTGTTATCTGTTTTAATTGTTAAATCAGGTAATAATGATTTAAATTTACCTTTTTGTGCAGCTTTTATTAATAAGCCTTTACGTGATAATGTATTTAACATATTATTTAATTAATAAACGATTACGTTTAGTCATAGTGTCATCATAAACAGGTACATTAGTATCAAAATCTAACATATAATCAGGACGATCATCTTTAATGAAAGTCTCAGCTCTACTCTTAGGTCCGGAAAAAGTAGCTTCTTCTTGTAAAAAAGTATATTTATTAGGCTTGTATACTAAACCATTATTTTTAGCATAAACATCAACAGTTACACCGTTAGGGTTCGTTTTTCTATATGCACCATACCGACTAAATAAATCAATATCATTTTTTTCTATTGGCCCATTAGCTTTACTGAAATCATCATACTTATGTCCTGGATAAAGATATGTTAAATCATTAGTATGCAAATAACGATAACCTCTTTTCAAAGGGGTTCCTTGTCCTGTATTATTTCCTATTAGTAATCCCATAATATTATTTTTATTTTATTAAAATCCTTTAACAGTTTTGCCTTGAGGATTATTTTTTAAATACTTAGCATTATAATCAATACCTCGTACATTATTTAAATTATCTTGTATGTTTCTATCAGAAGCTTTATTATAATCA